TTGGGTCGCCTGAAATTGGATCAGATCTATAGTCCAACCAGACATTAAGGAGATTCATGCCTGTAGTTACAGAGCCATCGAAGGCTTTAGATACCTGCTCATAGCCATCAGTATAGTCCATAAGCCAGAACATGAGCTTCGTAAACTGGGCCGCTGTGACGTTATCAGAGTTCTCCCTGGGTGTTACTATGGTGCTCTTACGGTGCTTGCGCTGGTGGCCTGTAATCATGTTACAGACGCGTCTAATACGGTTGAAGTTGAAGATACGCTTGCGAAATGAAGGAAGGTTTCCAAAGAGATCGGACCAAAGTTGTTGATCTCCCTCCCGGAATCTAGTATCCATGTCAGCTTCAGACCAAAAGGCTTGATTGATCGTGATAGCCTCGGTATAGGCTTTATCCATCTTGGTAAGAAGATGTTTACTGTCCTGTGGAATATAGTAATTGAGGTCTAACTGTGGAAAAAGAGCCATATTTCCATAAAGTAAATTTTTTATTTTACTCTAATGCTTTTCCCTAAGACTTTCAAACATAAAAAAGCCCCAGGGAGCTGGGGCTACTAATCACATCTAAGGAGAAATGAAAAAGAATGCATTGGATTGCAAACTTAATATATTTTTTTTGAGATTAATCGACAAGCTTATCTTCCAAAACCTTGAGGATTTCTGAACATATAGGGAATCTCTTGCTCGAAGCCCATAGCCTTTCGGTAATTATGATCTAGCTCTTGAGCTGTCATTGCGTTGCCATCTTTCAAGAAAAGGTGAGTAAATAGGGCGTATCTCTCAGCATCTTTAGTATGATCATTACGTTTGATAGGCTTTTCAACTCCCTTCTCTGCGGCTTTAGTGTCCCAAAGGTAGTTGCCGTACTCTTCAATCGTACGTGTGCAGTTACCAGAAATCTTATAAGTACCATTCAGAAGTAGCTTGTATTGGAATCTAATTCCATTAAGAACATCATTTTCAGCATCAAATATCTGAGGTATTCCCTGTCTACGGCATTCTACCTTGAAGGAAGTAGCAGATGGGTCAACATAGATTGCACGGATATTGTAACCATTGATAAAGCGTGCCAGATCATCGACGTATTCAGAGTCTGATTTCTGGCGATTTGTCTGAGAGGAGTCATAAACATATTCCTTTTCACACCAAACGTTCGGAAATTGGGTACGGTCGATGCCGATAAGCACAAAGACGCAAGGATTTGTCGTGCCGTAGTCAATGCCAACAATATATTCTTTTGCATGCGTAGGAGGATGACTGATTACATGGATATCATTATCAAAGAAAGGATAGATTGCACCTTCTGCAAGCACCCATTTACCTTCAATGTAACGCTGATACCAGATGCCTGAATATTCTTTCTTGATGTTCTGAACGAAATCTTGGTCTAGAGCTGGATTATCATCTAGTGTGAAGTTCCAGGTCTTTAGATTTAGCTCTGGATTATCAATCAGCTCTTTTTTTACCCAGTGATAAGGAGAGTCGGGGTTGGAAGTGGCAATTAGCTGAGCATTCTTCACAGATAGCCTAGATTGAAGCATCTTGAATAGGCCGTAGGGCATTAGGGTAAGCTCATCAATTAAAGCCCAAGCAAGTGTAGAGCCTGTAATCTTGTCCTGTGCTCTTTCATCAGGAGCTCCTACTAGATATATGTGCCTTCCCCAGAGATTCATTGAGGGAGCCTTAGAAGTAGGAGCAGGAATGCATAGCCAGTCACATAGTGGCTTTACAACGTTCCTTTGCAGAGATTCTCTTGAGACTCCTAGAATCATGCCATCTCCGGCTTTAGCCTCACGGATAGCTCTTGTAATGCGGATATTTGCCGCAAAGGTCTTGCCCGACCTGACAGAGCCTATAGCTAGATTCGTACGAGCATCAGAATTTAAGATGAAGTCTCGTTGCTTATCGGAGACTCCGAAGAAACTGGCCGCTGCGTCCTCATCCATTCAATAAACTCATCGAATTTGTCTTTTTTGATTTCAAGTTGTGGATCTTCTTTTTGTGATAGGTATTGTTTTCCAAGCCAGATAAGCATTGAAGCACTACCCTTATTGTCTAGGCCATTAATGATCTGAGCTTTTCTAAGATCGAAACGCCAACGTACCTCAGAGCGATTTATGATCGATTTATAGTACTTTTGAATTGCAGAGGCACTAGTATTGAGCAAAGTTGCGATCTCATCATAGGGACAGCCTACATAGGCTAATTCCTCAATGAGACGAATCCGCTCATCTTCGTTCAGATTGTTTTGCTTGCTTTTCTCAACAAGCTCATCAAACTTCTCTCTAGGCAACCATTCTCTGAAATTCAGCGAATAGTTCCCATTCGAATTGTCTGATGAAGATCTCTGTATATGCTTCGTCATCGTATTTCTTTATTGGTGCTACCCATACTATTCTTGCGTCATCTTTGTAGATGACTCCATTCATACAATCTTCGTAAAACTTTGCCAGGTTTGATGCATCGGGCTTTCCAATAGGGAGCAATCTTCCGTCGAGCGCCATTGCTTTTTGCTTGACGCTCCAGGAAGGAGGAACCGGCATATGGAATATGAACCGAACAAAAAGCCCAGTATCAAGAGGAGTGCCTGAATATTGCTGACGCATGAGCTCTTGCACTTTTCTGGCTTCTTCTGCTTGGGGGAAATAGCTTTGACGTTTGATTTCAAGCTTGCCTCCTGTAGGCTTTACAAAGACTCTAGAGCGATGAGTTTTCTTAGGTAGCGGCTTTCCGGGTATTCTAAGGTAAATCTCATCCATACGATGAATATATATGAAAAAATTTAATATAAAAGCAAAAAAAATCAGCGTCCATTCTTGAACACTGATGCAAAGCATACCGTAAACTAAAAGTCTTGAGGGGCTTCTGGTTGGCTCATCTCTAGCCAGAAGTCGTGCCCGGAGGTCTTGAGATATGACCTCTCGACTTCGGAAAAGTCTGTATGGTCATTCTCTGTTAGATACTTGCTGATGTCAAACTTGACAGGCTCTTCCGAATGTAAAGCGGCTTTACACCACAAAAGCATGTCTTTATCGATGAATGGATAGAACAAGTGCGGTCTTAGGAGCTGTACAGTGTAATATTGTAATTTTGGATTCTGCTCTGCTCTTACAAAGTTAATTTTTCTTGCTATAACGAGAGGTGTTTGGAACGCAGGAAGTTTTTGTCTTAATTGATGCCAAATCATAATTTCTCCTGTTTGGATTTTTCATTGATAGAACGAGGGCTTTCACAAAGTCTTGGTGCTCTTCTGGGTAATTTTCCTCAAATGCATCGATTGAGAAGAACGTTCCATCAATCTTGACCCTCATAAAGCCTTTTGTGGACTCGGTTGGATGCGATATATAACTCCACCATTCAGGCTCCTCCGTGGAAGCTAATATTGAATCACAGAAAGGAATTGGCAGCCAATAGCTCTCATCTTGAAGGCTAAATCTCTGAGCTACCCAGATATCTCCTTTTCTGTAACACAAAACTTTCAAACCTTGAGGCGGTTTATGTGCATTCTCAATGCTTATCCAATTCATTCTTATTATCTCTCTGTATTACTTAGGGGGAGACTCTATGCATTTTGGTGATTTTTTTGAACAGATTTGTCAGAGGACGATTCGGATAGGCTTATTGACTGGCTTATAGTGTTCGTTGACGTGGGAAGCATTAACGAATAGTCCAGAAGTGACGCCATAGCCTTCATGAATATGCCCAAAGACATGCAGCTTCAAATTCGTAAACCTAGATACTCTTGTCATAAGAGCTTCTGAGCCTACATGCTCAAATTTATCGCATTGATGACCTTCAATGAATCTATCTCCTGTTACAACTAAATCTTGTACACCATAAGGAGGGCTATGAGTAATCAAAATATCTGTATCTAAAGGAATTTTTTGAAACTTCTCGGCAAGTTCCTCTTCAGTATCTAACGTGAAAGCCTTGCATAGAGGATTCATTCCCTTAAATGTTCTCGTCCAGGGAGATCCCCATATTCGAAAACACCTTCCTGTGAGTATTCCTCGTTCGTCTGTATAATAATCTATAAATTCGGTTGCTGAATCTTCAAGATAGGTTATCTCATTAAAAGGAAAAGCATAGCCATCAAGTGCCCAGGGACGATTATAAAAAAGATAACCTTCTTCGGAAATAACGGTATCGTGATTGCCTGCAACAATAATTGTTTTTTTATAATTTTGATGAGTAATCCAATGATGAAAATGCAATAATTCATCTTTAATATCTCTAGCCGTTAAATCGCCTCCAATGATCAAAAGATCACCGCCTTCCAACGTTGGATAAAAGCCGTGGAGATCTGAAATACAGTCAATTATCAACGAAAATACCTTTTTTTGTGGAAAAGCCTTTAAAGTGTCTTAACTTTCCACAGTAAACAATTCTTTAATGGCGTAGATTAAGATCTTCTCTAACTTGAACCTTAGCATTGAATTTGTCATCTTAGGCTCATGAATTTCTAGGTTTATCTTTATGCAAGATGTTAGCTGAGCTAGAAGAGAATCGACACTCGTTTCATCTATGACTCTTTTGTTAAAACTAACAACACCATCTATGAATTCTTCTTCCGTAGAATAGTATCTACCCTCGTAAAAGAATTTCTTACCTTCGTTCATTTAGCTCCAATTCCTTCATTTTCCTTTTCGCCTTGAGATGAGCAGATGCTATTTCTTTGATAGCATGAAAGTCTTTCTCTTCAAGACATTCCTTGATAGCCCTAATGATGAAATCCTCGTCAGCTAGCTTCTTTACAGGCCTGTAAGGGCCGAGGCGTATGATTCTATCAATGTGCTTCATATTTCAAGGGAAGGCTCTTTGAAAGTTCCATTTTCTATTTCTTTTTTAATTTCCTCGTGTCCTTGAAGAGCTTGATAGATATGCTCATATCTCTCCATATACATGATTTCTTTACCTTTGAAGACAATTGTTTCAAAGAAATTTTTATTGAAGTTCTCAACTCCGAGCCAAACAGTGGAAACAAAATATTCACCAACGACCTCTTGGATGATCTTAGAATATTCTCTATCTTCAAAAAGGCCATTCCATTGCTGTAAAGTAATGTTGTTGCCTTCCTTGTCTCTGTATTCAATTCTCATGTCTTCTGGAATCATTGTACTTCTTCATCTACAGCTCTTACCCATTCAGCAAAGCCTACAAGCTCCATGTTCTCATATTTGCAACGATAGAAGGCGTTTCCACCTTCATTGCCAGGCACACGAACATAGCCTTGCGCTCCCCATTCCTTGGGCTCAGTAACAATCATGAGGCATGCTCCAAACATCTCGTCATGTTCTGGATCTATCTGAACTATATCGCCAATCTTAAGAGGACGCGGTTTCATCTTCCCCCGGAAATACATGAAGCCATACAGAATCGATTTTCTTAGGGTCTATAGATACACCATTAAGAATAAATTCATTTGCAGTGACTTGCTCTAATGCTATTATGAACTTCTCAGCATCTTTCTCTAACACTTCAAATGTTTGACTCAGATCATCTTTGTACTGTATTTTCAACTTAGCTTTCGCTGACATTTTGACCTTCTGTTTCGTTTATTTTGTTATTCATTCTAGCGCATGTGGCTCTCACTACGTCTTCTATTCGCATTATACATAAAAGTTGACATGAAACGAACCCCATAAATCCAATTGTTTTTGCTGGATTAGAATAAAAATCTGTTATCAAATATTCCCCACCCATATATACAGCAATGATATTAGC